ACCCGTAAAGACTAACCCTACGCCCCCAAAAATCAACCCGTAACTCAGCAATGTTGGCAGTTGCATTAAGCGGCCTTGTGTACTCTAGTAGGTAATCCCAAGCGACTCGTTTAGCTTGGCTGTAGGTGGGTGCTATGTAGGCAAACCGTGGGTTAGGCTTGTCGCACTCTATCGCGGCTTTGATAAGGTGATTGATTGCGCTAACAGTCTTTCCCATACGACGATGGGCAACCACCACAGTAAAACGATGCTGCTCAATGGCATGGTGGATTTCCTCCTGCTGCTCCCTTGGCTCGTAAGGAATGACTATCTCAGTCACTTAACGTATCCGCAGTTCAGGCACTTGTTGTTCACTAGGAACGCGCTGCACATCGGGCAATTTACTGGCTTATAGCTCATTTCCGTCCTCCCCATCTCACTATGTGTTCTTGGGCTTCCCCGTCCTTACCCGTTACCTCTGTCCTAGCCAGCTTGGGTATATGGTACTCAGATAGCTTCTGCATTAGGTCTAGTGCCTTGGCTGGATCAGGCTTTAAGCCTAGCACCTCATCGCCTTCAGCTACCCTCTGGAGCCATCTGTCCATGTAAGGCACGTTCTTCTCTAGCAGAGTAGCAATAGCATTACGCACTACAGTAGTACTCTTATTAGGTACTCCTGCTGGTCTTCCCGGCCCTGCTAGGCCTTCACCGATTTTAGGAGTTTCTTTAACCTTATCTGTTTCCATTTTTGCATTACCTCTCAGGTGTCATGCTCTCGCTGCCTAGTAATCCTGCTCCTATTGGCGCTGCCATAAATAGCGGCTGTCCTTTAGAAACTCCTGCCTTCATCTCTGGTGTTATGTCTATGTAGCGTACTCTTGCCATTCCGCTATCACTAAACTCGCTTCTATCCTCGCCTAGTTGTTCCAGCAAGTCTAAGTCTTCTTGGACTTGTTTGTCTGACTGAGTTCGTATCTTAGTCTCACCTACCCTAGCTCCCCACTTCTTACCGTACTTATCTAAGAACTTCGGGTATATCTCGTCGTAATACTTCTTCATTCCCTCGCCGCCAACCTTTAGGTCAACACCCTCAAAGACTTCGGTGTCTTTGCCTTGAGATGCGATCTTCTTGGCAAGGTCTTTACCAACAACGTCAGATAACCCATCCTTGGTAAACACGCCCATGTCGTGATTCTTGCCGTTGGTGTCACGGGCAAAGATTCTGAATCCGTCACCATCTTTTGTAGAGATGATACGCTCGACCTGCTTACTCAAGTCAAATCTGGATGCCTGTTGGCTACCTGTTGTCAATCCGATACGATCATAGCCGTTCTCTGCTGCGTGTTGGATTGCTCTCTTTAGGGCTAGTTGATACCAAGTATCCTTAAATGGAGCATCTGGTACTCCTTCTCCTACCTTAACGGACTTTTTTTCTGTTTTTATTTGAACTGGCATTGTCTTCCAGCCGGAAGCCTCAACCATTCTGTTTAATTCTTCTTCTGTTTTACCAAATCCAATATCAACCTGCTCCCCATCTGGCGTTTCGTAATATGCCCTAAGACGATCCTCATATTTTGATCCATACCCCTTATCCCTACCAGCCTGATGCCAGTCGCTCTGCACTTCCTCAATTAGCAACATCTTCTTACCGTCAGCGTCTACTCTGTCATTGACTCGTAGGTGGGCTAAGATATTTGGCTGTTTGAAATGTGCAGATTTATAACTTTCTCTTAATGGTATTTTTTCTCTTTCCTGAGCCAGTTTATCTATTTCAATTCTTCTAATATCTGTATCAGGCAAATCAGCAAGATTTATCCCTTGATCTGCCAAGGCATCAATTTTTTGATTTATTACATTGCTAATTTTATTAAAACTTTTTGGTATTGTTGGCATCGTCAGCAGCAACTCACGGTAATTCTCACCCCCCGGCAATGTGTACTGACCGAACTTAGGCAAGAACGCACCTTCATCCCCCGGCATCTCCTCACCCGGAAGCCTTGGAATCGTTGACTTCACTTCCTGAACATCTACGCGATTATTGGCAATGTAGTCCTGAACTTCCTGACGAGTAACATTCTGCTTACCCTTCAAGAAATCATCCAGACCCATCCATTTAATCTCATCAGCCCGAACATCTTGACCTTTAGAAATGTCATTTAGGAAAGCCTGACCTGTTCCTGACTTCCTTGGGGTCGCTAGTGCCGCTTGTTCCACAGCACTATAAAAGCCAATGTCCGACTTAGGAGCCGTTTCCAGTAATCCCTTAGTCTCCTGAATACTCAAGCCTACAGGAACACCCTTCGTAGCCTTTAGAGCAGTCTTTCCTGCCCCGTATCCAATCGCACCTAGTCCAGCCACATCTAGAACGTCTAATGGCTGTGGAGCCTTGCCTAGACCAACATCCGTATAAGCCCTCTCTGCCCCTGAAATACCCAATACATCCGCAGGTTTGATTGCCTTTAGCAACTGGTTTACTTGGACAGGCTGAGTCTGCAACCCACCGGGGATAATCTCACCCGTAGGTGCTTGCTTAGGCGCAAAGTTAAAGCTAGTCGGGATATTTACGGTACTCTGACCTGTGTAACCGGGAAATAGTTTCGCTACGTCTGCCGCAGTTCCAGCACGATTAACAAACTCTCCAGCCGTTCTAGCACCACCAGCCATCTTCTGAAAGACGTTCTCAGGGATCGGCTTAATGGTCGTTCCCTTGGCTAGATTCTCCTGAGCAATCTCCTGCGGAGTCTTTACCCGCATCGACTCCATAAAGAGCATCTGCTGTAGCTCTGCCTGTGTAGGCAATTTGCGAAACTCAGCCATAGATAGCCTCGTACATATCTGGGCGGTTCTCTAATATCCACGCCCTTGGTTCTTCGTGACATTTCTTGAAATCAACACCTACCGTCTGGCTCCCTGCATGATGCACATAAGCCCTACTGACGAAATGCTGATAACCCGCCACGTTCAAGTCATGGCATATTATATTATCTGAATACCAATTAGTACTCGGGAACTTGGCTACTTCCCACGCCTCCCGGCTTATCGACGCGAAAATAGGCGCAATCACCGGAGTAATCTTGATCTGATGCTCACTTTCCCACTTCAATCCTGCCCGTCTGTCACCATCCACCGGGAACCTGATGTTCTGATCTGGCAATACATAGTCCGACCTTGCGCCTAAGAATCCGTATTTCACGCCACGAGACTCCAGAATTCCCGCATCTTCCCGCATTAACGATAGCGTATCTGGATTAAGAACCACATCATCGTTAGCTAAAATCAATGAGTCAAACTTGCCATGCTCGAAGGCGTAGTCAACGGCTGCGTTATAAGCATCTCCGAAATTGGTAGCAGGATTGGGTCGGTAGATAAGGTTTTCTGTGATCTCTCTTGCTCTTGCCCAGAGTCCAAGATTATTACTACATAAGTACACGGGTAACTTGTCACCATAGCAACGAATAGACTCCAGCAGCACAGTAATGCCGACATTGTTTACCGTACATATAACTATTGCTTGCATAAAATAACACTCATCGAATCGACAGCCCTCGGAGTTCTCAGTATTTCTGCGTCTGTTACTTTTTTTTCTGCTAACTCATTGCCGTAATCGGACAGGTTAAACGCCATTTGCTTCATATAAAAACGGTCTTCCCACCCTAAGTACCAATGCCAATCTGTGTAGTACAGCCAGCTATTCTCGTTGAACGCCCTTACATGAGTCGGGTCTTGCCATGCCCCTAGACTTAGCTCATACGGCACATGAATATGAAACTCGCCTTTAGGCTTCAGCAGATTCTTACAATTCGTCATCGCAGCTACTAAGTCCGGGATATGCTCCAGAACATCGTTAGCAATGATCTTATCGAACATATAAGGCTTGATCTGAATTTCCCCAAACCGAGTAGCAATGATCTCGCCAAAGTTCGCCCGAGAAATGTCTGCCACCCAGTCCGGCTTTACCCTAGCCTGAATGTCTGCGTTCAAGCAGTCATCCCGCCAATCCTTACCGGAACCTAAATTAAGCGTTAAGGGCTGCAATTAAGTCCTCTACCTTGTCTGAACACAGTAATGGGATTAAATCGTTTATACGGGCTTCTGGTAGCTCCCACCAAGGGTTCTCTAGCAGTTTCTCTATCTGATCCCACTCAAAGCGGTACTTTAAGACTTGGGCTGGATTGCCACCAACTACCGCATAAGCAGGAACATCCTTTGTAACCACAGACTTAGCCGCTAGGACAGCACCATCGCCTATCGTAACGCCAGACATAATCGTACATCCCGACCCTATCCAGACATCGTTACCAATGACAACACCACCTTTAGTCGCTGGATGTCCTTCACCATGCCAAGGAAATACGTTTTCGTTGATATGCCCGAAAGGGTAAGTCGTTACCCAGTCTGTCCTGTGATTCCCACCTAGAAATATCTCGACGTTATCGCCAATCGAGCAGAAAGACCCGATCTGAATATCTGCCTTCTCGCCCCAATGACGAACCCGGACGTTCTCTAGCCCGTAGGTATATCTCATTTCTTCTTGTTTCTTGCGGATATTGCGGCTGCTTTAGACTTAGCATCAGCCTTAGAACTAGCTCCCCATGCCTTCAGGCTTAGAAGTATTCTAGTAGGCTCACCGTTAGGCTTACGCTCTGCTCCGGGCATATTCCCCATCCGGGCTAGGAATGAAGCACGACGAGGGTTATCGCCAGATTTAACAGGAGGCTTAAGATCAGAGCCGGGATTTGCAGCTTCGTAGGACTTTCTGCCCTTTTCATTCAAGCCACCTTTAGGGTTTTTCCCGGCCTTCTTAGTCCATGCTGCGGCCATTTTTACCCCGCTTCTGCTTACCCATAGGAATCTTGATCTCGATTTCTATCTCATTAACACCGTTTTTTTTCTTTTCTTTTTCTTCGTCGAGATACTCTTTTAGCAACTCTTTGTCAGATTTCTTTTGACCGTTCTTCATTTTTTCCTCGGCTTGGCTGTCTTAGCTGATTCCTTAAACGCCGCAGCAGTTGGCGCACCTTTTGAGCCAACCTTACGCATCTTCTCGCCCGAACCTTCAGCGATACGTTTACGCTTGGCATTGATATTTGCGTAGAGTCCGGGCTTCATTTCTTCTTGCCCTTCTTAGCCATACCAGCCTCACTTAGAGCAATAGCTACGGCTTGCTTAGGGTTCGTTACGACCTTACCACCCTTGCCTGAGTGCAGAGTTCCCTCTTTGTACTCACCCATGACCTTGCCTACCTTCTTTTGAGCCTTAGACATCTTTTTCATTTAGCAACTCCATAACTAAGTCTTGCAGTTCAGATTCAGTCACGGAATACCGTCGTTCAAATGCCTTACGACCCAAACCGTGATACCCAGTATTACCCCTATGATGCTCAGGACAAAGGGGGATAGCGTTAGAATGAGAATTCCTGACTCCCAGTCCTAACCCTACCCCCCTAATATGATGAATCTCAGCAGGAGTCCCTGCGTATCCAAGTTTGTAACATAATATGCAACCTATGTCAGCAATCTCAGATAAGAATTCACGTTCTTTTTTCCGCAAGCGCAAACCTCTTAGACGGATAATTTACAAACGACTCGCCCTCGTTACATTCCTCGCAGCAGGTAACGATCTCTCCAGATAAGTCCCTAGCCCTCGGAACCTCATCCCAGTCTACTACCCAACCGCACCACTCACATTGTGCCAAATTACTATCGTCTGGTATTGTGTATTCCATGTCTATCCCCTATTGAGTTACCCGATCCATAACGCGATTAGAAGCCTCCTGCGATCTCCAACAGTCAATCCTAGCCTGTGCCGCTATCAACTTCCAACGTAGCTCCTCAGCCCGTTCTACAGCCGCCTGAAGCCCCTTCAGTAGATCCTGATACTCTGGATGGGCATAAGCCTGATTTTCCCTATCCGCTACCGTGTTTCCAATGGCCTGACTGAACAGGATTGCTTTCTTGCTTTTACGAAACTCCTCAAGGTAGGTAACTTCAGCTTTAGCCTGAGCATATTCTTTGCTGTGCTTAAAGATGAAATCTATGCTCTTGTGAGGATCAATCTGCATATTCCACCTCGCCAATAGCGACTCGGATTGCCTCAATCAGCTTCTCTGCGTTCTCAGACGTAATGGACAGGTTTGCGCTACCGTTACTCAACATCACGTTAATCCATACGTCTTTACCTATCGTATCAACGTAGATTCCTGTGTGCCGTGTTACACCTTCGATCTTGATTGATTCCATGTTGCTCCCCAGGAAAATGCCAGGAATCCCCGGCTGGTTAATGTTTACTGCGCCGAAATCATTTTTGGATCGTAGTAACCAACTGTGCCGCGAACCTCGTTAAAGCACTTAACTCTCTTGCTTGTCAGGGCTAGGACTTCACCAGCTACTTTTGTATCCACACCGAAACTGCTCATCTTGATCCAAACTTTATCGCCTACTTTGATGTCCATTTCGTTCCCCTGTGTTGCGTTGTCGATGGACGTATCTTCTCAAAACTGTTTCGGAGCGTCAACATATTTATTTCTATCGATAAACACTATTGCCATAGCTTAATACTATTTACATTAGGCGATAGGACAGGACGAGGGGTTGATCTTTACCCACTTCCCACACTGGCTAATCCCTCTCGGGGCTACATTCATCTTCCAAGGCAACCGTATCGTGGCTCATCCGTATATCAACCGTTCTGCCTTGTTTATGCAAGTACCTGTAGCAAGTCTGCTGCGCCGTCCTGTCAATAAAGCGCACTCGGTTTCCTTGGCAGCAACCCCGAACATGGGTTCATTTCTAACGTGACCAGTACGGTCTAAACGCAAAAAAGCCCCTAAAGTCTTGGCTTTCCACGCGTGTCGGCACGTTTCCCACTTAAGGGAGGAAAACCAAAGCTTTAAGGGCTTTAGCTCATCTACGCCGACACATAGACAAGGCCATAGTACCTATTCGGACGGTATCAGTCAAGCCTACAAACCTCTTTCACCGCCTTTATTGCATCGATTACGTTAGTGACAACAGCTACCTGACCTTTCCATGAGTGATGCCATAAGACCTGATCCGGGGTTAGCTTGGCTTTATCGTCCTTCTTTATCTCTAGCAGGACGTTCTTGCCCTTGTAGCCCACCAGAATGTCGGGACAGCCTTTGCCTACGCTATGCAGATGCTCGACTTCCATCCCCAAGCG